CCATCACAAACGCGATATCTTCAATAGGTAAACTCTTAAAAGTTTCATATGCATCTAAAAACACTTTGTCGGTTTTAGGCAGCTCTTTTGTGGACATCATGGTTTCAATGATCTTCTTTACATACGGTTTGATAGCATTTGGTATGGTGCTACGAACCACCTCCACGCCTGTGTATTTAAATTTGTTTACAGGTATACCCTCATCGTCGAGCACGTGTAGTACATATCGTTTCTTCTGTAAAAATATACCAGTGTCACAAATACACTCGCGTTTGAACACAAATCTACTATCCAAACTATTCAATGATTTCGCGGACCATTTTGTTATTTCCTCATTCAAATGACTCTCAATATTTTCGGCTTGCTCGTACACCTGTTTAGTCACACGGCCTTTGTCATCAATCAACGGAATGTTCAGTGCATCTGTTATGGATTTTATCGAGATGTAACTAGAATCAGTGTCGTTATACACGATTGGATCGGTTTTATCGTCACCGGATATCTCGTGTATATAATGTCGTAATATCTTGTTAGATTGCTTGATCACGGCTTGCCCGGTAAGTGTGATACTACGGGCTATGTCACTGTCTCCTATAGGAGCATGCTTGTTACCAAAATACCCATACACAGTGTTGATCAAAATTTTGATGGTGAACTGTTTGATATCCAACCTGTCAATAATTCTTTTGGTCTTCTTGTACTCGCGGGTGTTTGTATCAAGTTCGAGTATCTTTAATTTGTGTTGTTTAAGCTCTTTTTTGATTTCAACACGTTGTTGATATAGTCTATCCACAATTTCTGGTACAATGCCTTTACGCGCTTGAGTGAACAACACTCGAGCTTTGCTGATTGCAATTTTTTCATCTTTAACAAATTTCATGAACGCGTCAGGTTTCAAATTGAATACTTGCCCATTGATATGTTTGATAGTTACACCGTTATCATCTTTATTTGTGATTGTACCAATTTTTGTTTCAGGTGAGAGATTCAAAGATATCATGGTGTTCGGGTATAGGCTGTTCGCATCAAATGATAGTATATTTTCTTGGAAACCACGTTGAGGTTCCCCAACAAACGCCCCTTCATACCGTTGATGCACTGTTGTGTCTTTAACAAAAGTAGGTATCACAACACCCTTTTCACGACCCTTCATCACAACAGCACCGGTGATGGTGCTCAATGTCCCCATGGCTGATTCAAAAGTTGTGCAACCAACATATGCCAACATTCGTAACAAATCAAGATATCTGAGTTTGTCTTCCATTTTCACAATCAGATTAACGTCTTGAATGTTGTATTCTACAAACAACTGCCAATCATCATCAGCTAATGAAGACAGGTTTGTGTTACCATAATCTACTTTTTTCTCTCCTAGTTCATACTCTCCAATAGCATCTAGTTTATACGACTCTCGAAGACCTTGGCTAAATTTTTTATACACATCAAGATAATCTAGACATGCAACACCTTTGATGTAATATTTGTCTTGCTCTCTACCGAATTGTCCCATGATAGATCTTTTGAACACATTTCTAACAGGTGATAACCTTTTCACGGCATCATCTCCTAACACATTATACATTCGATTTATTATATATGGTATATCAAAGAATTCTGTGTTCCAACCGGTGATAACATCCGGGTAGTCGCGTTCAAGATAGTTCAAGAAATTTTCTAATAATATAACTTCTGTTTCACATTCAACATAATCACAATTGTCTATTGGTTTGTTCAGCTTGCCTAGGCCCCATGTGATGAACTTGCCTATCAATGAGTCATACACAGTTATGACGTTTATGGTATCTTTTGCTTCACTTGGTATTGGAAATGCATCCGGGCTGTATGTCTCTATATCGATATACAATATTTTTAACGGATGCTTGGAAAATGAATCAGACTGATGTTCTTTCCAGAACATATCAATTAAAAATTGGTGCTCACAATTGATGTTCTCAAAAACTCTTGTGCGACCGGATTCGCGAATGTATTTGTTTCTATCCCATTGTGTGGCAAAATCACGGCGCATCACATCTGTATTAAACAGTGATTTTTGATTTGTCGGTTTTTTGCTCTCGATCCAGATATATGGATTGTATGAGCAATCGGTCATGATTCTACGACCATCTTTATCCCATGTGAACAATTTTACTAATTGCTCACGTTGGTCATAATACACGTTCCTATACATTTATATGAATAATATGAACACCCACCGGGTTATGCAATTTATTTCAAGTATTTTCTTTCAGATGAACCGTATGATGTACAATACAACTCTTTGTATTTACCAATATTGTCTGGATTTTCTAACCATCGCGTTTCGATATTTTGTCTCATTTTCCGACAGGTTTTCATGTATTGCTGTTTGTCACTCACAATTGTGTTGATCTGATCAATCATATCATCTCCTGTGCGGAATTTATGTAGAGCGTTTTGATATGTTATCATATCCTGACACACAACCGGGATACCATATGCACATGCTTCAACATACTTTATATCACTCTTGCACCTGTTAAAATTATTGTCTATCAGTGGTGCAACCATACAATTTATTTTTAATTTACTTATAAGATTGGGTAGATCATACAATGAAAGCCATTGATGAAACTCGATTTTACCGCTCTTGACTAAATCAAGAAGAGGAGGAGGATATGCACAAACAAAAACCCATTTATATTAGTTGCATGTTTTTCTAACAACATCACGTACATGTGCAAAATCGTCTAGTTGGTTGACTTTGTTATCAACATCAAAATGTGCTCCGCTGCCGGCATACAATATTCTAGGTTGTTTACGCTTTTTAACGTGCCGATCATAGTTACGTGAGATCAATTCTTCATCGTAATAACGATCCAACCAAAAACGAGGAGGGTAATTCGGTATGACGGTTATGTTGTTGTTACCTGTTTTGTCAGCATAATAATCCCTCATGTATGCATTTGTGACAGAAATTTCATCGGACATCCTCATCATCTCTAAGACACAATTTCTTATCTCATCCGGTTCGAAAGCGAATTTGTATTTGTTATAATCAGGTATATCTTCTCTCATCACAACATCATCAATTTCATAAATTAATCTGAAATTCATTTCATCTGCGTAACCACGGAGCATTTTGTAAAAATTCAATTGAGCTGGGTTTGCTTGTCTTTGCAGCCGGACGCTTTTTAGGTTACTATAAAATGCTTTGTCTCTAACCATGCAAGTCAACCCATGTACTATCATGTGTTGATATGATGTGAGTGTTTGCTCTGGCCAGCTCATCCGCCAGTAACCACATCCGCTATAGTCAGCTTGATAATTTATTGCCCTGGGTAGTTCATTCTCTTTTGGAGCGAGAGGTTTTGGTGTAGCCGCTGGTTGAGGTGATCCCGGTGGGAGGATTGATGATGGTTTTCCAGGAACAGTACCCGGTATATATGTATTGATCATAAAATATTAGTTAGTTAGTTCAACTGGGGTTTCAATTCTTGTTGTTATACCATTTTTCTTTTCTAGAAAAATTATCTCACCGGTGGCATTTTTCATACTCTCTTTTCTATGACTTATCACCATGATGCATTCTTTATATTTTTCGACACGTTCTTTCAAAATTTCTGTCACGAGATCAACACCTTTCTCATCCAAGCTGCTGTCAAACAGTTCGTCATACACACTGAAATTGAACGCAACATCTCCTTGAAGACGTCGTATATCCATGAATGCAAACAAGCAAGCGAGGTCAATATTTTTTCTCTCAGCGCCACTGAAATTAAAATAGGAACATATCTTTCCTTTTTCGTCAATAATCTGTTCTTCAAAATATTCATTGAATACACAGATGCAATTTGCATCCATCCTCTTCAAATAATATGCTAGCTTACTATTGAACAATTGCAATATTTTTTTCACAATGTATGATTTGACACCTTCTTCTGATACTATAAACTTGATCACTTCGTACATGTTTAGCTTGTTTTTAAAAACATCAATATCTTTTTGTATTTCTTCAAGTTTGTCAGATGTTTCTTTAATCAGTTTTTTCAGACCTGATGTATCACTTTTGAGCTGTTGTATATCATCATCTATCTGTTTGTTAGACTCTCGTAATTGATTGATGCTACTGTTTATATTTTTAATCTCTTGTTTGTTCAGGTCATCCTTGTACAGCTTGTTTTGAAGTTTTTTGATTGCTTCATTGACTTCAGTCAGCTTTTCTTGGTGTTTGTATTTTTCTTGTAGTATTTGTTGTTTGTGATTTTCAAGTTCATCAACCTGTTTTTTCATTTGCTTCTTCTCATCTTCTATATGGTCCTTATCGTGGTCTTCAATCGGTCGAAGACACATAGAACATGTTGCATCTTTTGTACCAGCACGGTCATGTTTTTCATTAAGCATGTCAATCCGAGTAGAAATTGAAACAGTTTTGTTTTGTAATTCATTGATTTGCTGTTGTTTTTTATCCTGAGCATTTTCTAGCATTTGCATGTTGTTTTGTACAGATGTTCGATCTACCGGTTGTAACACCTCAAGCTTTTTATTATGACCATCTATTGTGTCAATATTTGTTTGTTTTCTCTGATTCAGTCTCTCTCTTGATACACGTTGATGTTCTTGCATGTCCGATTGTTGCTTGTTGTATGAATCTAAGGAGTTAGAGGCTTCCTCGTATCTCACACACTCAACTTCGAATTGTCTGTTTATTTCATTAACAGCTGATCGAGCATTATTTAACATGTTACTAAAAACCTGTAAATTGAAAATACCTTCAATAAATTTTCTTTTGTCTAATTTCTTTTTTGCCATGAACGGTGTTGTGTTGTTTATGGTCATGATCACACAATTTTGAAACACCTCTGGAGAACTGTTGATTATCTCACTTATTAACTCATTTGTGTTGGTAATGGAATCTCTAGTTTTGTCTTCATCATTAATAAACAAATAACATTTTGTCGGTCCAAGTGTGCGTACAATTTTATAATTATCTCGCTTGTTGTTATTGTTTATTTCAAAATCCAAAACAACTTCACATTTGTTTTGTGTGACATTATTGACTATATGTTCTTTTTTGAGCTCTCGGATGGTGTTACCAAACACAGCGAAATAAACAGCATCAGCTACCGTGGACTTACCAACACCGTTGCGTCGATCTTCTTTGTCCCTGTTGAGACCTGTTATGATGTTCAAGCCTGTATTGAAATCAACACATACTGGTTCATCACCCACAGAAAGAAAGTTTTTTATTTGTAATTTATTGAAGGAGACATATTTCATTTCGACTTGTTATACAATTCTAGTGTTTCAGATATTAGTTCAGATTTATTTTCAACATCTAACATGTTTATAAATTCTTCAATTGCTTCAGCGATATCAATACCTGATATATCAACTTCATTTTGTTCATCAATACCAAATTTATTGAAATTTATTTCATAATCTGTGTTGATTGATATAGGATCTAGTTCAGAAAATTTTGTCAATAACAAATCTATTTCATCAGGTGAGATATGTTTATCAACAATAAATTTAACGATATTATTAGAGAACATCCGTTTTACATCGTCTGTTATACCAGGATATTTAACTAGCTTAGATAGATATATTTTTTTATGCTTTGGAGAGAGTTTGTTCTCATAAAAATCATACGAGCTTGTTTTTATATCAAGCAAATAGTAACCTTTAGTTCCATCAACATCACCAAAATCCATTTGAAACGGATTGCCTAAATACAACACAGTTCCATTTTTATATTTTCTCTCATCACGTAAATGAAAATGACCAGTTATAACCAAAGGCGCATTTTTTAATAAGTCTTTTGATCTAACACCTTCGGTGCAAACTTTGTATTGATTCATTTTGAATGACTCGATCTCAAAATGACCGAACATTATATCACATGGTTGCATCTCCTCAACACGAGTACCCCATGGGCAGAATAATAATTTTCTATTGAATGCATGGATCATCTCTGCACGGTCGAATACTGTTATGTTACTCCACCCGCTCAAAATAGACAAACTGTTAACATCAACACGGTCTTTATAATAGGAATCATGATTACCGACCAATAAAACGATGTTAAAATTTTTCCACATGTTGAGTATTTTTGTAACTACTTGCATGGTGTTGACAGCTATCTCATCACGGTAATGAAATAAATCTCCAGAGATCACAATATCTTTTATATTTTTCTCTTGCAACTCTCTTTTCAACCACGCGGCCCAACCAAGCGTTATGTCATGCCACAGAGCATTATTTTGATGCACACCAACATGTATGTCTGATATACAACAGACTCTACTCTTGTTAAACATTAAATCTCTTCTGTATGTGTCTCGTTACCTTTACTGAGATGTACTGATAGGTCACTATTTGATGTTAGTTCATCATACACTGATTCTTGATATTCACTCACAATTTCCCGCTGCTTTTTTTCTTTTTTAATTCTATTGATGAATGCGTGGAAGGCAACAGTAGTGAAATATGAGAATGGGTTGTTACCAGAATCTAGTTTGAATTTTTTATTTTTGATCGCTAGTAACATCTTGTACACGGCGTCACCTATCATATCATCTTTATATGTATAGTTTATAAAATTAGGTGCATACGACAGCCCTGTTGCAATTTTATGTATATACGTACCTAGTTGTTCACTTATATCATCTGAACCGCTTTTGTAGAAATCTTCCAGTGCTTGTGAAAACTCTTTTGAGTTGACGTAATATGGTTTTTTTTCTTTTTTAGGTTTAGCTTTAGCTTTAGGTTTAGCTTTAGGTTCTTTCTTCGAT